ATCTATATTTTCATTTTTAGTATCAATACTTTTTAATAATTCTTGACTTATTCTATCATTGAGACTAAGTGGAATATCTCCTCCTAAATAATATTTATTGCTTTTTATAACATCATTATAATAATATTTAATAACTGAAGTATTTACATCTACAAATAAATTAGGATTTGTATTGACAAATTCATATAATACTTGTAAATTAGACTCTCTACCTATAAATTCTTCTGGTATAATATTATCCATTTCTTTTATATTTAATAAAAAATTAATTATTATTTTTTATTTTCAGTTTTTAATTCAAAAATAATAATATTATAAAAAAAATTATATAAAATTTTAAAAGATAATTTAAAAGCTAATTTAAAATCTAATTTAAAAATCTAATTTAAAAAGTAATATCTGGTACAAATACATCAGAATCAACTTCTTGTTTTTCTTGATTTGTTGTAATATCTTCATATGTTTTCTTATAAAGTTGTCCAATATCTGTAGTATATTCACTATTTTCTAATAAATCTTTATCTAATACCAAATTACAAATACCAGTTCCACCTTTAATACAAAGTCCAGCCATAATTCTAGATGACACTGATTTCATATGATCAACTTCATTAAAAATTGCTGCAGTTATTAACTGATCAACAGTTTTTTCAAATGATGCTCTTGCTAATGGATCTGTATCTAATTTATTTAAACCAAATCTATCAATTGATGTTAATGTACCAATATTTGTCATTAAATCACCAAAGATAGAAACATGTTGATAATTTGTACTCGAACCATTTTTTTGTAAAACTTCAATAATTTCTCTAATAATTAAAGTTCTAGCAGCTTCGATACCATATATTTCGTAAGTAGTAATAATATCATTACAATAAGTTCTATTTAAATCTACACCAATAATATTACGAATTGAATCCATATTAACACCTTTAGTAATTATCATATATTCTGATTTTTTTTCTAAAGCTTTGTCATCATTATCAAATGATAAATATCTTTCTTCTGAAGGTTTTCCTCCAATAATATCATCAATATCACTCATTCCTTTCAATTTAAAATCATCTACAAACATATCCATAAAATCAACTAAAGTTGATGAATTAAAGTTTTGTAAATCAAATCTTAAATGAATTACTGGTACATCGTCATTATCTGTATTGGATAATACTGCTAATTGTGTAACTTTTTCTATAATTTGTTTCTTTTCTTTCTTTAAACTCTTAATATCTTGATATCTATTTTCCCATGTAAAACAAAACTGACTTTTAATATCAAGTAGTGTTACTTCTTTATTTAATAATTTTTCTTTATCAAATTCAATTCTCATTAACCATGGTAAACCGTCAACAGAATTTAAGCAACAATATTTATTAGTTTGATATGATTGGAAAATATTATATACATTATCTTTTTCCATAAAACCATCTTTATCATAAGGTACTGGATCATAAAATATTTCAATATTTGATCTTAAATCTTTTATTGTTGTAAATTTTATATGTGATGCTATTTTATTAGCAAAATCTTTTTTAGATTTATTATTTTTATCTAAATAGATATACATATATGGTTGCTTGGGATTCTTTGATAAACTAAATACTTCTTTTATCCTATCAACACCAATATTTGTTCCACCCTTTCCACCTATTCCAGACGAGTGAAATGAATTTAACATAAGTTGTGTAACTGGTTCACCTAAACTTTGAGCTGCAATAATTCCAACCATCTCTCCTGGTTCTACTATACTTTTATTAAAATTATTAATCATATCAATAGCTATTTTATCTATTTGTTTTTTATTCATTTTATGTTTTATAATACAAGTTTTAGGACTTAATGCCTCAAATAATGCATATCTTAATGCTGTTTTAGCTATTTTATCATCTTTATTTTTAACAGAACTTGGATTTTCCATTTCTTGTTTTGTCATTGCTAATAATTTTGTATTTTTATTATCCAATATATAATTGATTTTATTAATTATATACTCTGGATCATTTATTATTTCACCAATTTTGTATTCTTTATCATTTATTGTATTGATTATTATATGATTTATATTTATTGGTAACATATATTTTGAATCTATTACTACATTATTTAATGTAGCTTTGAATTGAGTTCTCCTTAAATTATCTCGCATCTCCATTAATATATTCACGTAATCATTGTTGTCTTTTTCACTGAAATTTTTTACTCCTTTTAACTCATCTTTCGTAAATTTATATTTACTAATTATATCACTATTAGACATTTCTAAAATATTAAATTTATATGCATATTGTTTAACAGTATCTGTGCCACAATCACCGTAAATGAATTGCTGGATTCTTCCGACAGCATTTCTTACTGTGCAATCGTAATTTACCATGAAATCTTCTGTTGACTTGATCAATTTGCGTTGCACGTAGCCACTTTCTGCGGTATCTTTAATACCTAATCCATTGAAGATAATAAAATTTAAAGTTGATGGAATTGTCAAATCATACAATTTCTTGTATTTAGAAACTTCAATTCGATTAATTTCTTTAATTTCGTCTAATACTATATCTTTTTGAGATTTATAATTAGGATGTAATTGTTTAGATGGAGATAAATTAATTAATTTTGTATTTTTATCTCCATTTAATAGTGTTCCAATTTTTAATTTAAATTGTTGAACCCATTGAGCTCTAATATCTATTATATTATTATTATAATTGGCTTTAATTTCTCTATTTGTATTATCATAAATGTATTCTGAAACTTTTGCAAATATTCCGAATCTTGCTAATAAAATATTTAAACCATCAATTAAAGTTTTAGATACTGAAGATACAGTAATATTATTCGTTTTTTGTACACATCCATCCCCGCTAATAAATCCATCTATTAATCCAATAATAAATTCTTCAGGTGCTGTATAAGCAAATTCCGGTATATGTTTTTCATGAGCACCATGCCCACAAATTAAATCTAAAAATTTACATAATAATCTTGAATATCCTCTAACGTCCTCAATAGTTCCTCTATCTGTAGTTCTTTTATTTTGTTTATACTTAATACTCATTGATTCAAAATAATCTTTCACAAATTTTAATGTATTTTCATCTGATTTAGTAATTTGAATGTAACCACTATCAAAGTCAACATTGCCATCTGCTAAAAACAAACCAATAAATTGACCATTCTCTTTATTTAATTTAAATTTATCTGGAATTAAAATATTCTCTTTTGTTGATCCATATGGATAAATATATCCATTCTTTACATTTTCATTATTTGATCTAACTTGAGTTCTTTGGAATTTTGCTTTACTATCATAAGGAAGAGTAAAGTTTTTATTATTATTATTTTCCCACCATCCAGATGGTATTTTATCTCTTCCTCTCATTGCTTTTTCCATTTCTTCTTTAGCTTTAATAAAATCAGTTCCGTAAATATATTCATTCTTTGGAAAGTAATCAGTCATATTAATTTCTTTTTTAATAATTGGTGGTTCACATAAATTCATTGTTACAGGAACCTTATCACCAATAACTACTTCTGGTGTTAATTTATCTTCAAATTCCTTAGTCTTTTCATTCCAGATTAATAACGACTTTGATTCAGGAACAATAACTTTTCTACCTGATTTAGTAATAATTTCAAATAATTGTTTACCAGGATCATGTCTAGTAATAGCAGTTACTTCTCCCCAAGTTACATTTCCTTTTTCATCAAGAGTTGGTATTTGAATATTTTTAACATTTAATAATTCAAAATTATTTTTATCTTTTTCAATTAATTCTGGATTTGTTTCTGAAACTGGATTAATTTGTGAATCAATCCAGGGACCAATTTCTACTACTTTAGCTTTAGAATTTTCAATAATCATAATTTTAGTATCAGGTGTAACAGAACGCACAGTTTGATCAATCAAGCCTTCACGAGCTGTTAAATGATGGAAAATAAATTGTTGTAAGTTCAATCCATTAGAAAATGATCTATCAATTAATCCACGTGCATCAGCTCTATCATCATTCTTAAAGTTATAAGGTAAAGTTCTGTCATTATAATTTTTTAATATACGATTTTGCTTGAAATCTTGTTGACCTACTAAACCAATCATTTGAGTTAAATTAATCATCTTGCCTTTTGAACCAGATGATTCCATTATCCTAAAATTATTTTTCTTATCAATACTATTTTCAAATATCTTTGATACATCTTCGCGAATATTTGTTAATTTCTGATTTATAATTTTTTCAAATAAATCACCATTCAAAATATCTGGATTATTTTCTATTTCAGTGATTTCATGCTCAATTTCTAGTTTTTTTGTATCTATTATTAATTGCATTTTAGCTTGTAATTCATTTGGTATTGCTAAATCTTTTATTCCTACGCTGAAACCATTAAACATATTGTAATTATTTATCATTCTGGTTGTATTATCTAAAAATTTTTGGGTTATATCAACTCCATACTCGTCCCATACTAATTTTACTAAACTTGTACTTTTTTTGGCTCCAAGTAAATCTTCAGCTAATATACCTTCTTCAACAATACCATTTTTAATAACAACCATGCCGTTTTTGGTATTACATGTTATATTAATTTTATTTGGAATTAAACATGAATATATTTCTTTTCCAGTGTATTCTTTATTTTTAGAAATATTATTTTCTTCTAAATCAATATCAGCAATTGATAATAAATTCATTGCAGCTCTCCAATTAATTTTATAATTTTCAAAAGTTAAATTATATACACCTAATAATTGATCTTGTTTCATTGCAATAATTGGTGTTGATGATTGTGGACTTATAATTTGTAACTTTAAATCTGCTATTTCTTCTAATTCATATTGTGTTTCAATGCTCTGGGGAGCAAATATATTCATCTCATCCGTGAGTACCCAGGGTTTCCCCTTATTTATAGTTCATACTGAACTGGGACTAGACTGTACCATAAGCTCACTCAAACTGGCTAAGTTTTCATAGTGAACCGACACCCGTGTGATATAAATATCAACTCGGTCGTTGAGGGAGTATCGTGTTCTGCCAAAGACTATAATCAGAATGATATACATTCAGATTTTTGTCAACGAATTTAGATACTTTACCCGCGGATTATCCAATTTCTAACGTTATTACTATTGGAGCCGACTATTAATCGGGTTCTTTTACTATGTTTCCATAATAAAATGAGTAGTTAGAACTCTAAGGAGTTTCCCGCATAATGAGGTGTCTCGCTAATAATTGAAAATAATTATAATTAATACTCATAATTTTTTTTAAATGGAACTCAATAATATTATCAATGTGTTCAATTATTTGAACAGATAATATTTTATTTTTTTTTGACATGTTGTCTTCACTTTTATACGGCATGTAATTGATCCAATTGAAGCATAAATTTATTTGCACTTCTTCATTCAAGTTAAATTTTGTAATAGGAATTACATGATCTAGATGCCAATATGAACCATGATTATCTAGATTCATATTTTTATCTTTCCTAAAACAAAATTTTAACCATTCAATAAAGAATTCATTTGTGCAATTTAAATATTTATTTGTGGAATAAATTTTAGCTTCTTTTAGAAATGAAAGAATTCTTCTTTGACAATTCTTTCTAATTCTATAGACTGGATCATTTTTATATCTGTGATTATTTTTAATACGGACACTCGCTTTATTATTTTGATACCAATTAGATTGTAATTGTTGATATTTATTTTTATTATCAACAATCCAATTTCTTGATTTATTTTTACCGATTTCATTTCTACGATAATTGCGCCCGTATTGTTTTTCACAATTTTTACATTTAAGCCGATTGTGCCTAAACATGTCTTGATTTAGTTGTTTATCGCAATATTTGCAATATTTTTCTTGTTCCATTATATTTATATTAATGAGTATTAATTTATATTATTTTCAATTATTAACTAGGGAGTTGCAAACTTTTCATTCTCCCTGTTGATGGCTGTTAAGTTAACCATCGAAATCTGCATTGTATGGTGTAGTTACATTAGGATTAATTCTAAATGTACAATATTCTGGATTATCTATTACTTTAATTCTATGACCCATCATACTCTGCTTGTGTAATGTAGGCTGACGATTTAATAATACTATATCACCATTTTTAATATGTCTTTCTACAACATCTCCATACTTTAATTCAACCTTATTTTTAGTTTTTAACCATATTACTTTTGAATCACCATCACCTGTTCCAGTTTTAATTATAAAATTAGCACCAGGATATATATCCGCACCATTTTTTACTAATCCATTTAAATAATCAATGTTATTTGGTGTTACTATTTCTGGAAATGTAATGTTTTTAGCAATTGCAATAGGTAAACCTAATTCATTTATACTTAATGTTGGATCTGGTGTAATAACAGTTCTGCCACTAAAATCAGTTCTTTTACCCATTAAATTATTTCTTACTCTACCTTCTTTACCTTTTAATCTTGCTGTAAGAGGTTTTGTTGGTTTACCTTTTTGTTGAGAATCTGGTAATTTAAGACTTTCATTATCATAATAAATTGCTACATTATATTGTAAATATGATACATGATCTTGAAAATATTTAATAGTGTTTTCATTCATGTTTTCTTTATGTTTCTTTAACCTTATATTTGATTTTATAATATTAGCTAATTGAACAGTTAAATGATCTTCACATGTAGTTGATGATGAAAAATCACCCCTCACTGAAGGCCTCACCTGCACTGGAGGTACAGGAAATATTGTATGTACTAAATCTTCTGGTCTCGTTTTTTTCGGATTTATACCCATTATTAAACAATCCTGATCTGATATATTCTTTAATATATTATACACTAATTTTGGTGTTAACACTTCTTTTATTGGTTTTTTATCAACATTATCATCGGTCGATTGAAGAACTTGATATTCTGCAATAATATTTATTTCAACAGTTGTCTTCTTTTTTTCAGCTTTAATCTTAGGAACAGGTGCACCGCATCCATAATTAGATTTTTGACAAAATGTAACATTTTTAACCAAGTTTTTAATTTCACTTAATCTATTTTTACCATTTTTTGATTTTAACATTTCAATTATCTCTTCTTCGTTTTTATAAACTAATAATTTTGAACATTTAATGCATACACATCTTAAAATAGATATTATATAATCATAAAAACCCATATGAAATACTGGCTCAGCCAATTCAATATGACCAAAATGACCTACACAATAATTAGTACTTAAACCGCATGTTAAACATTCTAAATCATTTGATGTTACACCCATACGTTGATCGATTAACCCACCCTTTTTAGGTTCAGTATTATCATATAAATCTGGTATTATTAATCCAGGTGAATCTTTACCAAGAACAGATACATTTTTAATTTCTTTATTTCCAAATACTGTAAAATCTATATTTTTAATTGATGAAGTCTTTTCATTGTATTTATGGACATTGGCCATTATGTATATATTAGGGATAATACTTTATATTATTTTAAATTTAAAATCAATTTTTAATTAAAAATTGATTTTAAATTAAATAATTAAATTTATATATAATTTATATGGAGCACATTTCTAATATAAATAAAAAATTTCTTCCTTGGTCTGAAAAATATAGACCAGGTATTATAAATGATATTATATATCATAAACAAATTACTAATACAATAACGAATTATTTTAAAACAAATAACTTACCACATTTATTATTTTATGGTCCACCAGGTACAGGTAAAACATCAGCAATAGTTGCAATAGCTAAACATTATTACAAGGAAGATTTTGATAATATGATATTAATATTAAATGCTTCTGAAGAAAGAGGTATTGAAACTGTTAGAAATCGGATTAAACAATTTGTAATATGTAAAGGATTACCAGATAGTGCAAGTACTCCATTATTTAAACTAATTATTTTAGATGAGATTGATGCAATGACTGATGATGCACAAGCAATATTAAGAAAAGTTATAGAAAAATATGTAAATAATGTTCGTTTTTGTTTCATATGTAATTATCTTAAAAAAATTAATCCAGCAATTCAGTCAAGATGTGTAATATTTAGATTTAATCCAATACCATATGATAGTATGTACAATTATATAATTAAAATATGTGAAAATGAAAATATTAAAATAACAAAAAATGCAATTAATTTAATAATTAAAAAAACACATGGTGATATGAGAAAATTATTAAATATTTTACAAACAATTTACATGTACTTAAATAATATTGAAAGTAATAATATTAATTTAAATAAAGTTATTTTTGATTCTGATGAAATAATAATAGAAAATTCTGTTATTATTAATGAATCAATTGCTTCAACAATAATGTATTGTCCAACTAAAAAAAATATTAATAATCTTTTAGATTTTATTCAAAAAAATAATATTAAAGATTCATATGATTATCTTAAAAATTTTATATCTAAATATAGTATCTCTTTAATTGAACTTATTAATTATGTATATGAATTTTGTATGGACTATATTATTAATGATAATAAACAAATTCTTAATTATCCTTTAGATAAAATTGTTAATATTATTAAAAATATATCAAGTATTAATGATAATCTAACTTACTCTAATAATGATAATATTCAATTAGTTTCATTTTTATCTATATTTTATCTCCAATAAATTGTATACAGTTGTAATCTATTTTTCCTATTATATTCTATTCAGTATTAAAAATTGATTAAAAGATTATTTATATATTATTTTATATACTAAAAATGACAGATTCTAAACCTATATTATATAAAAATAATAAATTTGAACTACTAAATAATGATAGTGATTTAGAAAATGATGATCTTAAACCTGTCAATAATATCGTTAAAAATATTGAAGAAAATATGTTTAAGCAATATTATTCTAAAAAAAATAATTTAAAATTTAACAAATCTAAAATTAATAATGATGAATATGTAACTATTAATGTACAAAAGAAAAAAGATAAAAATATTATTGAATATAATGAAATTGATGTTGATGATAATTTGTATGATCTAAATTTACCTAATAATTATAGAATTTTAGCTCATCATAATGATGATAAAAATTGGGATTATCTAAGTTATCATAATATTACTACATTAACAAAATGGGCCGATGTCTCTAAATTTTTTAATACATTAAATAAAGCATCTGGAGAATGTAAATATACTGATTTTAGTATTTATATTATGAAAAATGAAATTTCTCCAATTTGGGAAGATTTAGAAAATAGAAATGGTAGTTATTGTTCAATTAAAATTGATTCTATTACTGATGGATATACTTTGTTAAAAAATCTATCTTATAATATGATTAATAATACTTTATTGAAATTTTCACCAAATTTATGTGATATAATTAATGGATTATCATTTAGTCCTAAAAAAATTGATAATTTTAATTTAGATTCATATTGTGTTATTATTAAAATATGGTTTAAAATTAATATACTAAATTTTGGTAATATTGATAAACTATTTAATAACACTATCGGTGATACTATAAGTAAATATTCAATTAAAGTAAAAGCAATTAAGCCAGAATACTAATAACTTTTTATATTTAATCTTTAGCTATCTTTGATAATTATTTATACATAAAATTAATTTTAAATATAACATAAGTTATATTTAATGTATTAGTTAATATATTTTAATTAAAAATTATATAAATTATATAAATTATATAAATTAATATAAATTATGAATAAAGTATACAAATTTTAAACAGTATTTATTCCACCACCAATAATATCTAAATCTTCTTCATCATCACTGTATGAATATGAAATATTTTTAATATTTTCTTCTTTAACTGGTGAGAGAGCAATTGTAATAGTTCCCAATGTTGCAATTGTATAAATTATAGTTAATGCAAAATCATTTTTCATATATATTTGTATAACATTACATAGATTTGCAAATTTTGTAAATAATACAATATTTTTTAATTCATATATTCCTTGAACAATATTGTAACCTTTTTGATTTTCATTTGAAATATTTAATCCACCTTCTTCTGATTTATATGTTGTACATCTTCCTGCACAATCACCTTTACAAGTAAAAATTATATTCTTTGATGTACATTTTATATCCACGTAATCTGCTATACCATTCATCTCTTTACATAACTTGTGAAATTCACCACTTTCCATCGTTATTTTAATATCAAATTCTATTTTCGCCGTTTTCTTTTGAAGCTGATTTAAATCTAATAATTTTAAATAATCAACTGTCTTACATTTTTTATCTTGATTATCAATTTCAATTACTAAATTTTGTCTATTATTTTCTTCAACATAAAATGACATTGTATCTTCTTTATCAACTGATTTTAATAATTTGTATAAAGTTTGTAAACTTATTCCTAATTCTAATCTATCATATTTACAAAAATATGAATCAAATTCTTTTGAATCTAATCTTACCTTGATAAATATTGTTTTTGATGTATCGGCTGTTGCAATCTCTAAACCTGCAAATTTATTTTTATCTTTCGGATCTGGTGCTGTAAATACCCATGTTGTATCTGTTAAAACATTCGATAACACTTCTGTTAATGTTTTAAAAGGAACAACGCATGCTGTTTTTAAAAATAAAATTTTTTTTGTAGAATTTGAGTTCATCTTATTTAATTATTATTAAATTTTAATTTATAAATCAATTTTTTTTATATAAATATATATAATAAATGAATTATATATTAATTAATCCAACTATAGAATCATATAATATAAAGTCAAATAAAAAGGTAGTTGATGACGCAGCTATTGATTTATGGAATAAATTTTCAAGTAAATCAATAAATTACACACCAGAATTTTATTTTTCTTTTTTAGATGAAGGATCTAGTAAAATTCATCATTATAAAGTAAATGAATCATTAGAAAATAATAAAGTAAAATTTTATCTTGAAAAATATAAAAATAAAAAATTTAATGAAAAAAATATTAAAAATATTAAAATTAATAATGAACAAGATGGTGGTAAAAAAAAAAGATATAAAAAATATTCTTCATCATCTTCTGATTCTTCTTCTGATGATTATTCTTTTATAAATTATAATAAAAAATCAAAATATAATTCACCACTGTCTGTTCATTATAATCCTAATATTTATGGTGTAAATAATATTTCAATCCCCTCTTTTAGTTCAAGATATAATATTGTTATAGAAAGTGATGGAATTCCAACTATTTATGCTCCAACTCCTAATGGAACTGCTATATATAAATTAATATCTAATAAATGGACATTTACAAGTCTTAAATAATAAAATTTTTTATTTATAAATCATTTTTTTATATTTAATATATTTATTATATAAATATATATTAAATATGAGCTACTTACTAGTTAACCCTATTATTCAATCTAAATCTATTAAATCTAAAAAAAAATTAACTAATGATGCGGCTGAAGATATCTGGTCACAATTTTCAACTAATGTTAAAAATTATACACCAGAATTTTACTTCTCCTTATTTGAAACAGGATCTAAAAAAATACATCATTATCAAGTTAATGAATCATTAGAAAATAATAAAGTTAAATATTCTCTAAAAAAATATAAAAATAAAAAATTAAATGATAAAGAATTTGTTGATACTATTGTTAAACATTTAGAACAAGATGGTGGTAAACATCATAAAACTAAACAAAGTAGAAGCAGAAGAAATAAAGATGATGATTCATCTTCTTCATCATCATCTGATGATAATCTTGTATTTAGATCTCATAAAACACCTAGATATCCTTCACCTCTTGCTGTAACTTATTATCCCACTATTTATGGTGTTCCTAATATTCCTTTACCTCCACTTGTATCATCATATTCATATATCGTCGGTACTAATTTAGGTTCTAGTGTTTTAGGATTATTTCCTTATAAAAGAGGACATTATGAATGGAAAGAAGATTAAGATTGTTAAAAAAATATACTTAAAATATAATCTTAATAGTAAATTATTTCTTACCCCTTTCAAATGTTCGTTTTAACGAAATTTGAATTTTTGCATTATTAATACGCTTTTCATTAATTGTTTCTATAATATTTTCCATTATTTTTGGATCTTTTATTTTTTCGGTTATTGCTTCTTTTATTATCGCTTCTTTTAAACTATCTTTTGATTCATATTGATTTATTCTTAATTTACCACCAGTTATATTTATATTATTCTCACCTAATCTCTCTAAATGCTTTAAAATATCTATTTCGGCCGTTTTTTTTATAACATTAAATTTCTTTATTTCTTGTTGTAATTCACGAATTTGATCATCGGCTTTAACATACGATTTTACTTTTTCTTTAAATTCATCAGTATATTCATATTCTACATCAGAATCATCAGAATCATTAGAATTATCAGATCCAGAATTATTGGATTCATCATCTCCTGAATTATTATTATCATCATTATCATTATTCTTTTTATTATTGTTATTATTGTTATTATTTAGTTTTTTATTGTTAATTTTATTATTATCATTATTCTCAAGATTATTAAGTTTTGCTTTATTCGTTTTTGTAGATTTTATAGGTCTATCAACTTGATTTATAATTTTTGAATTTCTTTTTTTGTAAGATGATAAATCATCATCACTATCTGATATATCATCTGTGTATTTATTAAACTTCTTCTGAATTTTTGAAACATTATCATTATTATTTAATATAATCGGTTTTGATTGTTTTAAATCATTCTGCATTTTTACTAACATATTATCTTCCATATCTATATTTATATATATATTAAATATTTTTTATACTATTTATAATTCACTTTAAATATTATCTAAATTATATTATATAACATATGGAACAACCAAAAATAATAAAAGAATATAAAAATGTTTATTTTGTTTATAAACCTCCAAATTGGAATTGTGTAACTTCCGATGCTTACATATCTTTAAAAAAATATAAAGATGAAAATTTAATTCTAACATGGATACAAAAAAATTTAAAAATAAACGAGGATTTAAATAAATTAATATATCAATATGGTCTAATGAATCGTCTAGATTTAGAAACAAGTGGTATTCTTTTAATTGCAAAAAATTTAAAAAATTGGTTAAAATATAGAAAAAATATTAATGATCATATTAAAACAACTAAATTATATATAACATTAGTAGAAGGTATTATGGAACATGAATTTGGAATTATTGAATTACCTCTCTTTTATAATAAACAAAAAAGAGTAACAGTTGTTAATGATAAATATGGTAAATTTTCATATACAGAATATATTAAATTACAAACATTAGAATATAAAAATAAAAATTATACATTATTATTAGTTAAAATTAAAACAGGAAGAACCCATCAAATTAGAGTTCATTTAGGTTCTATTGGACATAAAATTGTTTGTGATAAAAAATATCAATTTAATAAAGTAAAATTATCAGAAGAATGTAACTTAAGTAAAAGATTATTTTTACATGCATATTATTATAAAATTGAAAATGATGTTGATGGATATGTTAAAATACCAGAAGATCTTGATAATGCATTAAATAAATTAAAATTAATAAAAAAAAATATGGAATATCAAAATGCTTTAGAAATACTTAAAAGTAATATTATTACAAAAAATTTTGTATCTTCTGAAAATTAAAAATATTATTAAATATAATTTAATAATTATTATATCAATGATAATTATTAATATATATGATTAAAGTTATTAATAAAAGAAATTTTGGTAATTTATTTCATTATGCTCATTTTATATGTGATTGTTTATTTCCAGAAATTATAAATGAAATTTTTAAATTTAATCAAGTTGTTAGAGAAAAAAATATTGATCAAACACTCGGAAACTTTAAAAAAATTTATGAAGAAGTTATGATGATAAAAAATATTGAATTAAATAATACAGATTTTATTAATTTAAATATTCAAACAATTATTTATAAAAATAAAGAAAATTATTTTGATAAAATTTATTTTGATAAATTTAGAAATTTTATCTTTACAAGATATAATATTAATTATATCCAATTTGATAAAAATTATCCAGAAGTTATTTTAATTAAAAGATATCATAGAATAGAATTAATTGATGATGAAGATCTGAAAAAAATAAATAAAAATATAACAACTGGTAAAGAAAGAAGAGAAATTAATAATATTGATATTGTTGAAGAATATTTACAAGATAAATATAATCAAAATTTTAAAAGTTTATTTATGGAATTAATATCTTTTGAAGAACAAATAAAATATTTTAATAATGCTAAATTAATTATTTGCGCTCATGGTGCTGTTATGAGTAATATGTTTTTTTGTAAAGAAAAAACTACAATTATTGAAGTAACTTGTAATTGTAAATTTAAATTTTTTGATATTATTTCAAAAAATTTAAATTTAAATCATGTAAAAATTAATGATAATAAATATGATATAATTATTAATCACTTAAAAATATATAATTTACATTAAAGTTATAATGTTATTAATAATGAAACTTTTTTATTTAATATAATTGATACTATTTTGAAATTTGTTTTATTTTTTTTTGAAATAAAAGTATTTTCTCTTTCATTATCATAATATTTATTATTAATATCTTCTTTTGAAATAATTTTAATTATATATTTATCATCTAAATCAAATATCAATTTATTAAATGTTATAATTGATGCCATTTGTTTATTATCTGTTAAAATAAATTTTTCATTTTTTAATGTATTTTTTTGTATTATATTTATTGAATTACTTACTTCAATAAAACCACTTTCATTATCACATATATATTCAATTCCTATTATTCTACATTTACTATCAAATATTAATTCCATTTTATTATCTATTTCATAATAATTTAGATTAATTATTGAATTATATATATTCTTCAAACTTTTATCACCATTTTTTATATATTTATCTATTTTAATACAATAAAAATCATCATCTAAATTCTTATATTCATTTTCTTCTTTTAACTCTAATAATGGCATATTTGTTATCTTATTTTTAATTTCTTCACTTAATAAAATAAATCCTTCTTTTGATAAATGTGTTTCATCTCTATAATATTTATACCATTTTTTCTCGTATTTTTCATATAATAAATCATATACATCTATATTGGGAATATTATACTTTTTTATAATATCCTTATAAGTACTAAACATTAATGAATTATCATATCTATTATTAAGTTTATCGTTTTTGTTGTAAATTAATATAAATATTAATTTCGTTCTTTTTATTAAACATTTACTTATTATTGTAATTAAAGTTTCACTTACTCTTTCTACATTATTTATATTCAAAAAATATTGATTATTATCATTTACAAAATATTCAAATATTAATAAATCACTCTCTTCTATTAAATTATACTTTAATATGTTAATTATTCCATATATCGAATTTGTAGCACCTATTGATTTGTTATTTATATTATAACCATCTCTTTCTAGTATATAACTATATGAATCTTTCGTAACTGAATTTGAACCACCTATAATTGATATTCTCATTATAAAATTATATTTATAAAAAAATTTATAAAAAATTTGTAAAAAAAAAATTATAAAAAAATTATAAAAAATTTGTAAAAAAAATTTGTAAAAAAATTATAAAAAAAAATTTGTAAAAAAATTTTATAAAAATTAAAGAGTATAAATATTCCATTTATTATTTAATAAATTATTATCATAAATATAATTTAGAAACACTAGTAATGATGGTGTAAATAATTTTTTATTATTTAATTCCAAACAATAAATTTGATCAAATTTAACACGTTCCATAAATAAGTTTAATATATCATTTTCATCTTGAATTATATAATTTAATAATTCTCGTTCATCTTCAATTTCTAACTTTTGTTTAATAGTTTTAAATTCAATAATTGCTTCGAAAAATAATTCCATTAATGACGATGTATCTTTATTATTATCAATTATACCTGAAAAAAAATTATCTTTCTTATCATATTTATCATTATAATATTTAATAAATATATTTATTAAATGTATATAATACATTAAATTAATATCTATATTATTGTGATTATCATGATTTTCATTATCTGAATTATCATTATTTTCATTATTTAAATTATCATAATTTTCATTATCTGAATTATCATGATTTTCATTATTATTATTATAATTATTTTTATTATTAATTTTAGTAGATTTTGATAATTTATTATAATATAATTTTTCATATAAATCATCGATATCTTCTTCTAAATCTTCATTTTCTGATGTTATTTTAGTTTCATCAATTAGATTTTTATTATCATAATCAACATCTAACAAATCATCCAAATTATCATCAATAAATTTAGATAAATCCATTTAGAATAAATAATAAATAATTAATATTCAGTAATTTTAATATTAATTATTTTATTTAAAAAATCAATTTTTAATTTACCCTAACTATAAATCACTTTTATTTGTTTTAATAAAAGTAAATTATAGACATCCTCTATTAGTTGCATAAATATCAGGCATAATTGTTGAATTTAAGAATGGACTGACTACAGTTTTAGGATTTGGTGGTTCTGATCTGATATCATATGTAGAGTTTCTAGTTGATCCTGAGACTGAACTAACAGGAATACTCTTTAAAACTGGAATTAAATTAGGATTTGAAACTGCTACTGGATTGTCTAATATTTGAAATCCTTTGGTTAATTTAGTATCTAATAAATTATTATTGGGTAAATATGAATCTGAATTATATAAAGACATTACTTTTTCTTTTGCTGTTTGTTTATTTGCTGGTGTAAAATCTTTTAAATTAGCATTTCCATATGTATCTGATGTTTCATTAAAACCTTTGAAATTATCATTAGTATTGAATTCGTTATTTTTAAATATTAATGAATTATCATATAAACTATTTAATTCATCTTGACTTTGCATAGAAGGACTATCTTCATTATTAAAATCATATCTGTATTCTGAATCTTTATAAGTTACTTTTCTGTATTTATTTGCAGAATTTATACTTCTTGATTTACTTCTATAAACATCTCTTTGTGGACTATTAACTATTAAATCATTACCTGTATTAACTTCTTTCATTAATTCATCTAATGCTTGTTGATCACTGTTATCAACATAGTTTCTGTCATTATTAATATCTTCTATTATTGGATTAGTAAATTGAGTGTTATTTGATAAATTATCTTCAATTTGTTCTTCAGGAATATGTGATAAAATTGAATCATTTTCATTTTTGTTATTTTTTAATATATTATCAACTATTCTTGATTTTATTTGAGCATTTTCTCTTTGTGAATTATATTTATCAGCTTCATTGTTTTTAATTGAAACTACATTATTTGGTTTATTATAGAAATAAGAAGCAGGGTTAGCATTATTATCTTTTATCATTGATGATGATTTATCAGTTGTAAAATATTGAACATTATCTCTATTCAATGCTCCTCTGTTACTAATTGGTCCAAAGTTATCTTTTTGTGACCATACTAAGACTGCAAGAACAATAATTAAAAAAACTAAAAGAAATCTTATATCTTTTGTCATTATAGATTATATATTCTATATATAAAATATTTATTACAAAAAAAAATATATATATACTTATATTATAATGAATAAAATAACAAATTCAAAAAATCATCAATCTAACAATTTTAATATGTTATCATCAACATCATCAGAATTCATAAATCAACTTAATATTAATAAAAATTTTTTATTAGCTAAAGGTGGTTCACATAGTCATACAGTTGAAGCTTTAAACGCTTTTAATAATAATAATCTAGATTTAGCTCTATATATTTTAAATAATAATAATTTTAATTGTATTTCTCAAGATAACAATGGCAATACTATTTTACATCATCTTTGTAATTATTGCAAAGATAATGATAAATGTATTGCTTTAATTAAAAAAGTAGTTCAATTTCAAAATTTAGAAGATTTTATTAATATTCAAAATAAATACGGTCAAACAGCAATTTTAATAGCTGTTCTTAATGAAAATGACGAAATTGCTGAAATTTTAGATAATGTTGGTGCAGATAAAACAATTAAAGACAATGATGGTAATTTTGTTAAAAATGATGAAAAAAATGAATCTGAAAAATCAAGTGCTACAATAGTAAATATTTTTAATTTTAATAATAAATTAAGCAGTGAAAATACTGATAATATTGTTGCTAGAATTAATAATTCTGATTTAAAACCCAACAAATCTAAAAAATCAAATACTGATTCAATGTCATTATCTGTAAGCGATACTGATAATTTTATTAAGAAATTAAACCATAAATATAGTGAAAAAAATACTAAATCTGATTTTTCAGAAACTAGTGTTTTACCACCATTAAAAATAAATAAAGATATTTCAGAAACTTCTGCGTTATCCAATATACATACATCAGATAAAGAAAAATTAATTAATGAAACAACTTCTGATTCTTCTGATTCTTCTGATTCATCTGATTCATCATCATCATCTAAATCATCATCATCTAAATCATCATCTGAAAATAATAATTCAGAATCTGTTAATACTGATGATTTATTAAAAGCAATTGATAAAATACAAACAGGTGGTTCTAAAAAAATTAAAAATAAAATTATGGGATTTCGTAATTTAGTAATTGATTCAGATATACATGATGAATCCGAAGGATCGTCTACTAAAATATTTAAAAAATCTAGTAAATCAAATAAAAAATCTATAAATTCCAATATTGATTATAATATATTATATAATTCAGATTCTGAATATGGTAATATGAATAATGAACTTGCAAGAATGATGAGAAGTCAAAAAGATGATTTGCATCAACAAGTTTATAATAATATAATGAGTTTACTTGATAAAGGTTCCTTAGAAAAAGATTCTAAGACACTTGAACCTACTGAACGCAATGTTAAACTTATTAAAGCATATATTTATAGAAAAATATCTGAAGATAATCCACAAATGGGTGGTCTTGATAAAATTATTATGTTTAGTAAATTAACTGATCAACAAATTAATGATTATGTTAAAGATATGCCTGAACTTGATGATCTTGAACATGAAATTCAAAAACATATTGAATCAAAACAAAAATTAAAATCTTCTAAAAAATCTAAAAGTTCTGATCAAGATATAGAATCTCTTGAATCTGAAGAACCTAAGAAAAAATCTAAAAAAGAATCTAAGACTAAAGAATCTAAGACTAAAGAATCTAAGACTAAAAAAGAATCTAAAACAAAAAAAGATTCTAAAACTAAATCTAAAAAATAAATAATTTTAATCACTCTTAAAAAATTATTTTTATAAATATATATTTAATGAAATATACATTTATACATCCAACAAAAACTGGAGGAACAGCATTTGGATCTTATTTACAAAAAAATTATAGTGAATATTTTATAATAAATGGTCCTTGTCATAAAACTTGTTGTACAAATATTAATAATCCTATTATAGTAATTAGAGATGTTACTGATAGATTTATATCAATGTATAAATATTGGAAATATGGAGCAATTGATACAAGATATAAAAGAAATAAAGATTTTTTAAACAAATATATAAATTATGATATTAAAAAATTTATTTCATTAGTTAAAAATAAAAATACAAATAAACAAAGTTTATATAAAGATTATACTTGGGATCAGCATTTTATGCCTCAAGTTTCATGGATTAAAGATACCGATTATAAAAATATTATAATTATTAAATATACTAAAAATTTAAATGATAAAATTAATAATATAATAGATTCACTTAATATTCCAAATAAAAATATAGCTTTGACTCATATAAATATTAGTGAAACTAAATCTGAAAAAATTATTTTAGATAATTCGGATATTGAATTTATTAATAATTACTTTGCAGAAGATATTAAATTAATAGAAAAAATTAATAATAATCCAGAATTATTTAAACTAGTTTTGTAATTTATTATTAAAAATTGAAAAATAATATATTTTAATTATTATTATTATAATAAACTTTCAATATATAATTATGGCAGAAATAATTTCATCTGATATTGATGAGTTAGTTAAGTTGACTAATACTTTAGCTATTAAGGATACAAAAAAACATTCTAAACCAGTAGATACACCTGAAGATATAAAACTTAAAAATATACTCTATTATAAGATAGATATATCTAAAGATGATATTTATGCTCTTTTAATAGCTAATAATATTATACCTCATAAAAAAGAAGATATTGATAAAGATATTGATGAAGAAATTATTCCATTTTTAGAAAAAATATCATTGTTATCCTTAAATAATGATGATAAATTTATTATTTATAATGATAGAATTTATCTTTTAAATAATGAATTTCATATTACTATCTTTTATAATGGTGGTCAAAAGCTATCAAAACCTGATAAAGATGGTAAAACAAATCTTGATAAATGTAATGAATTTGATCAATTTACATCAATTGATAAAATTAATGTAATTCTTGAAAAAATATCAATTTCTCCTGATTTTATAACAATACGTGTAAACAGTTGTGGTGATATTCCTTATTATGGAAATCCAATTAAACATATTACTATTGCTATAGATAAAACACCAGATACATCTGTAACTCCTCATATATTTAAAAAATTAAAACCAGTTGATTCACCTTCTGCTTTTGAAGCATCAGATCGTATTGACATTGATTTTGATATTGATACATATATTATTGGTAGAATTAAAACTGTTAATAGATCTTAATTGTGCATAAATAATTTACTATCATTATTTTTATATTATAAAAAAATTGAAATTTTAATAAATTGATAATTTTACATTTATATTTTATATTTAAGGATTCGAAAAATTTAAACTGATTAATTAAAAATGTCTGATTCTACTATTAAATTAGTTGATATTTTGAAAAAATTTATTGAAAAATCTAAACCAAATAAATCAGAACAAATTGTATTTTCAATAGATATATCGGGATCAACTGGAGATAATTTTAAGAGAGGTCTAAAAATTTTAGATAAAGAATTAGAATGCGCCACTGAATATATTTTAGATAACTTGGATAATAAATATCAAATGTTTGGATTTGATGTTTCATGTACACCAATATTTAAAATCACTCCGAATTTTCAAGAACAATTTGTTGAATTACCAAATTATAGACCAGGTTCGTCTACTCATACACATTTAGCATTTAGAGAAATTAATAAAATTACAAATATTCCAGATCGTGTTATTTTACTAACAGATGGGCAAACAAATAGTAGTCCAATAGAAATACAAACAGAAATTAAAAAAATCATAGAAAAAAAAATAAAACTAGATATTATTGCAGTTTCAACTAGTAGTACCGATTTGAATACTATTTCTATCTCAGAACAAATGAGAATTCCAGGTATGGATCTTTTAAGACCTGAATATATTGGTAATTATGCTAGTTCATTGACAATTTACAATAAATTTCATTCAAATATTCCTTTTATTGGTGCAGTTACTTCTAAATTAGATAAAAAAAATATTATGTTCATGAATATACCAATTATTAAACCAATTCCTGAATTTTTGAATGATCTCATTGAAGTATTCAAATCTAATGAAATACCAATTAACTGGGGATCTAGAGATATTGATTTCAAAAAAATGGTTTCAGAGATTGGAAAATTACTAAGTATTTTCTTTGTTTCTTTTCCTGAAAATCATCCATTTATTAAAAATATATGTGATAACATGTATACTTTTTGTGAAAACATGACTAGTGAACGTGTTTTGAATTTGATTAAATATGGTTTTATTTCAACAAAAGAACAACAACCAATGATATTTACAAATGTAGATCAACATGTAAAAGAAAAGGTAGTCAAAAAACAACAATTTACAGATGCTGTTTCACAATTAAAAACTATCGGTACTACTGGTGGATTTTCAAATGTTATATCCATTCCTAAAAATGGTGTTATCGTTATTTCAAATGATAATGCTATTGAAATTGATAATAATATTGGAGATTATCCAAAAAGTGCTGATCGTTTTGGAAATATATATTTTACTACAGATCTTGAATATGCACAAGCAACTCGTATTGGATTGCGTCGTCTGTGTAAAACAGTTGGATTTAGGAATGCGGAAGGATCACCTTCAGTTATCTTTTATATTGCAAATCAAATGTTCTTGATGTTTCTTACAGGCCATTCTATGAACTCTGTTTATATTAGAGAATTACAAAAACTTGCTCAAATTCAAACTTCTTTGGAAGTATTAGTTAGACTTGACACCTACAGTGGAAAAGGTCTTTATCAAATGTGGAAAGAATCAATGATGCCACAAATTCATTTCTCAAAACCAGAAACACATACTACATTGTATGTTGATTCGATGATCAATCCACTAGGCCTTACTGAACCTATTTGGTGGGCTTGTATGATGAGCATGCTTGGAATCTTTAATGAACAACTACCTGTTTATAATCAAGTAATTGATGCACTTGGTATTGATCAGAATGTAGATACATTTTTAAATTACATGAAAACTAATTTTTCATCAAAAGTTATTGGAAATGTACAATGTGTAACTATTAGTCCCAAACCAACCAGTGTATTTACACTTGAGCCTTTTAATGATGGTGATTCAATCTTCATGCTTAATGATCATGGTCAATGTACCACTAAAACTTGTTATTCACTATCTGAAAAAGATTATGTTAAAGGACGTGGTTGTGTTTGGTGCAGATATAGACCAATTGATTCTGACTTTTGTCCAATTATTTCTGAAGATCCAGTTCTTTCTATCGAGAAAGCTATACAAACTGCAACTAACTTGTCAGTAATTGGATCAAGTGCAAGTTCTAATGCAAGTTCTACTGAAACAGTTTTTACTTCTACATTAGAATTTGCATTAGAAAGCATGACGCTTCAAGACACACGTCTTATTCGTGTAAATTTGATTGGTATTACTGGAGCAGGCAAATCCACTTATACTCATAAATTAAAAGAAGCTCTCGAGTCTAATGGAATATTTTCCCTGATTATTTCATCTGATAAATGGAGAAAAGATGGAAAAGATGACAAATCCAATATCAAACGCGAGATTCATGAATTTGAATCAAATCCTGCAAAAGTAAAAGTAGCAATTGTTGACTTGTGCAATGATCAAGGTATAAAGTCTATACTTTTTGATCATGACTTTTATAAATATGAGTCATTTGATATCTATCCAAATATGAATAAATCACAATTTTCAGATTATGAACATTGGTGTCTAAGAAATGTTATTATGCGACCAATTCACTCATCAAATACTAATTATTGGTTAAATCCAGTATCTGTAGGTCTAGAGACTTGCATCAAAGTGCATAATATGAAGACAAAAAATATCAAACAATTAATTAGAAACACTACCAAACGTAGTGATCTTAATATAAAATCGTCACTTACAGATATCCGAAGGATTATTGATCCAGGTGCTGATCGTTATGCAGAATATTTGGCTAGTAAATCAATGGATGATGATATTTCGCAACTTATTGCGGATATGAAAATCTGTTAGAAAAATTATTTGTATATATTTTTGTGTTTTTTTTAAATTAATAATATATTATAATTATTTTATATAATGGATAAAGTAAATAAAAATAAAAAAAAAGTTAATAATTTAATGTATAATATTATACAAAAAGTTAAATCAGAAATTATTAATGATGATTTTAAAAATGAAATTATAGAACCAATATATGAAGTAATATATACAACAGTATTTCCTCATTATTTAACATTTATAATA